GAAGCCGCCGCCCCTACCCTGCCAGGTGCTGTCTCGACTGCCGCGACCACGCTGGCTGTTGGCGGGATGATGGTTGTCCTGACGCACGCTGCTGTTCTGTGGGCTCTGAAGACTCCCGGTGCGGGCAGTGTCTACCATTTGGTTATTGCGCTGGTAGCCCCGTGGGTGGCCGCCCTTATTGCCGCTCGCACACCGATTGCCCCATGGCTTGTCGGTACGCCTATGAAGGTGAATGACAAGCCACGGGGCCAGAGCGAAGGATTGATTTTGCGTTGAAAGCCGCAGGATCAATCCTTCCGACCCTTAACATGTGCACTATGCGTCGAGTTCGTCTTTCACGATGCGAACGATCTCGGCTGCCTGCTGGGGCGTAATCGCATGCCGCAAGTAACGCTGCATCCGATTCGACGCCGCGTTCTCATAACAGGTCATACGTTCCCCTGACATTCCACGCCGGTCCGTCACTTTGACGCCTTGGCGTTCGGCGGCTTTCAGGACTTCCGCCGTGACATCGATATGGAAGGGTTCGCCGGAATCTTCCAGATAGCCGCGGACCTCAGAGTTTGCCGACATTGACACATAATGTTGGCTTTCAATGCCTGATAAGAGCCTCTCGTCCCCAGGGAGCCCTAGTGGCTGACAGATGACTGTCCGCGATGAAATGATTTTCACGCAGCCGCTGACGTCGATAATTACCTCATCTACGTCCGCGCCCAACTGGACGGGCGGCTCCTGCCCCGGCTTGAAGTGGACAAGTACCCCTGACTCAGTCTGTGTCATTTGCACGTTACTTCCCCCTAGTGTTGGCTCCACCAAGATTAACACCACGGGTCGGTGAGCGCGAGAGACATGGGCCGCTCGCGCTCCCCAAAGACAGCGGCTAGGCTACCTTGACGAAAATTCGCGGGGCCTGACCCGCCGTTGCTACCGCCGTAGTGAACGTCGCGGGAAGCGCCCCAGTAACGTTCGCTTGCGTGTAGCAGATTTCCGCGTTACCCGCCGTGGGCATCGTCGTTCGGCCAATCGAAACCATGACGTTAGCAGGGACACGAACTGCCGGCTGCGTGGTCGTAACTCCCTGCACAACACCAACAGCCCAGTAGACCCCCGGCTGAATGGTGGCGCTGATCGTTGCTTCAGCAGGGCCAACTACATCCGAGGGGATGGTCGCTTCTGAACCGCTGACGAGTGCGCCGGGGTAGCCGGTTCCGTCGTCTGCGTACAGTCCCAGCCTGAGTACAGAACCGGCGTCACCCGCAACCGTTATCTCGGCGCCGATCCGACTGACCGTTACGGCGCGGCTAACAAACCACGGCGTTGCCCTCAGCGTACCAATGCCCAGTGAGTTGTTCGTCGTGACCCCGGTTGTGGGGAGGGTGTAGTTGTAGGTGCCCGCCTTCAGGAAGGTCTGCAACGCCTGGCCTGTGGTGATCGGTGATGCCATGGCCGCGAGTTTGATCTGCGCCGTGGTGGTGGTCCCGGCAACGAGAGTTTCGCCTACGGTCGCGCCGGACACAACCCGGTAGGGCTGGTCAACCGCTCCGGTGATTCGTGCGCGTGCGATCTGGACCTGAGCCGTTGCGTCGTCAACCGAGATTCCGCGCCACATCAGCTTGGTTGCGCGGTCATCCGTGGCGAGGAAGTTCAGGATAGTGCCAGAACCGCCCGCGATGACAAGTGCGCTCCTCTCGTTAGCGGTTGTCGTAACGGTTCCAGGGTTCAGTACCTGAACGGACCCGAGGTGGATGTCCGCCGCGTAGGGGCGGAAGTAAATAGCCCTAGCCCCGGCGTTGACTGACTTCATACTGCCGATTTGGTCGCGCTTACCACCAATCCACACGTCCGCGCCGGTCCCGCCTGTCTGGTTGTTGTAGCCGACATATGAGTCAACAACGCAGTCTTGCGAGTAATCCATCCAGAGCCCAAATGCCCACTGGTTGGAAGCTGTGATCTGCCCGACGTGGATGCGGTACGGGCCGCTGGTCGCGTTCGTGCCCTGAAACTTGACGCCGCTGTTTCCCTGCGCGTCACCACAGGTGTCCATGTTAATCTTCCCGATGGTCAGATCAACACACTTTTCCGCGAGTTTAATGCCCGCTGCGCAGTTCTTAGCGACCATAGTGTCAATGGTGCAGCGCTGCATTTCCCCATAGAAGGCGTTGCCGGGGAAGTTGAAGGTGTTGGGTGCATATGGGCTGACGTTCTCCGCGGAGATTTCGCCGAAGGTGGAGTCCGAGACGACTAGAGCCGCTGTGGGGTATCCGATGGCGAAAGGCTGGCCCATCACATTTTCTGCGCGGAGGTAGTTGGATCGCAGCCGGGTCGCGTTGTAGATCTGAATGCCGCCGAGCTTGGCGTTCTTGACCTCAACATCCAATTGGAAGCCGTCGAGTTTCGCCATCTGAATAAGCCATTTGTCCGCGAAGCTTGCGCCGTCGAGCACTGCGTTTATGAGCCCGCCGCCCACATCATGTGAACTGGCGTTCGTGAAGGCTGCTTCATTGGTGACAAGAACCATTTCCACGCCGCCGTTTAGCAGCGTGGCGCCCCGAGTGTCGAACCAAACACCGTCGGGGATCACGACTCCGCAAGGCATAGTCGTGGTCCCGCTTGGAACATAAAACGTGGTGGAGGTCTGCGCTGTAGCGATACGGTAAACCGCGCCAGGCTTCCCGTAAACGGTTTGGCCCGGCTGTGCTGATGCTAGTGCGGCGCGTATTGCTGCCGAGTCGTCCGCGACACCATCGCCTACAGCGACAATTTCTATTCCGGCCTTACTGGCGTAAGTGGCGTTGAGCGCCGTCTTCGCGGGACCGTCGCTAATAATTGCCTGTTCGATGGCCTGCTGCGTGGGTACTACGTTGGAGCCATCCGCACCCTTGTCCCCCTTATCGCCTTTCACACCGGGCGCGCCCTTGACGTTTCCGGCGTCAACGGTCTGCCCGTTCGCTTTGGTCAGCAAGAGCTGGCCGGCGCCGTCCACTGCCGCGCTAGTGACGGTCGTAGATGCGGCCGTCGCTGCTTCGTTCGCCGCAATTTCCGCAGCCTGTTTTGCGGCCTTGGTTTCGTTGAACATGCCTTCGTACGAGGTGAAGTAGTTTGTGAACCCGGCGCCCTTCCACCCGACGCGAGCAAGGGTGGGGTGCTGGTATGCGGGGCCCATACCCGCAGCGTCAACCGTGATGGGGTTCGGCAGGGGTGAGCCGGAAGGGTCCGTGATTGTGATGGGCGCCTGGTTCGGGTCTGCCGGATCGAATATGGTGATGCTTGCGTTCTTAGCGACGTTCTCCGAGTTAGCGGGGTCAACGGCGAATATCGGATCGTAGGTGTAGGCCATGTGTTACTCCTTGGGGTCTGGGCATAAAAAATGACGCCCCAAGGAGCGCCACGAACAGGTAATGCGGGTGGGGACTAGGCTTCGTATTTGCCCTTGGAAGTGTCGGCGCTCGTCAGGTAGCCGGCCACGAAAACCAGGATCGTGGTGATAGCGCCCTGAACCTCGTTGGGCAGCTCAATCCCGGCCGTCTTCAGCAGCCACGCGATGATCGTTGTAACAGCGGCGGCAAGGACCGCGGCAGTAACTTTCGGGTTGATGTTCACTTGCGGTCCTCCACGGTTACGGTTGCGGTTACGTTGACGCCTTCTGCGAGCCCTTCACGGACGGCGGCTTTGACGGCTTCGAGGTCGGCGGTGGGTGCGACTGCTGCAACAGCGCGGACGACGGCTTCAACGTGTGCGTCATTCCACGCCACGAACGCGGCAAGAGACGTTTCCCCGCCAAGCCCGGAACCCTGCCGCGCTATCGTCGTGTTCAGGGTCTTAGACGCAGCACGCCCGCCCACCAACTCAGCCAGGTACTCCCGACCATCAGGGGCGCACAGCATCCAATAAATGTCTTCCTGCTGCTTATCAGTGAGTGCCATGAGGAATCCTTCTGGTTGTGATTGTGATGTGGTGGTGCCCGTCGTGACCGAGCCTGATGCGACAAGGGACGTACCGAAAAGGGTCGTGGGGTTGATGCGCCCGTACATGTAGGAGTTGAGAACGTAGCCATCAGGTAAGGCCTCGAAGTGGAGGTGATCGCCAGTTGACGCGCCCGTGTTACCGGACAGCCCCAACACTTGGCCCTCGATGACCTGCTGCCTCGGCTTGACCCTCGCCCCGCCATCCATGCAATGCCCGTAAATGCCGATGAACCAGCCGTGATCAACCACATACGTGAACCCGGCGAACCCCGGCGAAATCCACCACGGATTATCCGCATAGGACCCGCTGAAGTAGCCCGCGTGCCGGACAACACCCGACGTCACAGCCCGCACAGGAGTACCAGCAGGACACGGATAATCCTCACCCGTATGACCGTCCGGCTGATAATTCCCGAACGTCTGAATCAGCCACGAATCCCACGGCAAAAACCGGGTCGGGTTCTCCCCATAAAGTTGGGTGGGCGCGAACGGTACAGGCCTAATCATGGTGCCCCATTTCCTACAGGTAGTGTTGTGCGGCAGGTTCCGCCGTCTGATGTGGTGTTGTCCGTGTAGGTGATCAGCCACCGACCATCGGCGCCACAGTTTGCGGACGAGATTCCGCGCCCGTCGCTACCGTCAGCCCCGGCTGGTCCGGGTGGGCCGACCTCGCCGGCTGGTCCTGCGGGTCCTGGGACGGTGGAGTCAGCGCCCGGTGGTCCGGCAGGTCCAGCGGGTCCCGTCGCACCAGTAGCACCGACAGGCCCCGGCACTGTTGAATCCTTACCCGCAGGTCCGACAGGTCCGGGGATTCCCTGCTCACCCTGCCCACCAGACAAGCCGAGCAAACCCATGATTCCCTGAGGCCCGACCTCGCCGCGCTCACCCCGCGGGCCTGCACTTCCGGCGGGCCCCGGGAAGCCCTGCTCACCGCGAGGCCCCGGAACCCCCTGAATACCTTGAGGGCCGGCAAGTGGGGTGCTGGGTTCGGCCGCGACCTGCTCCGCCTTCTGGCAGATACTCGAACCCGCCGCCGACTGTTTGAAGTCATCCGACTTGCACGCCGCATCAAACTCTTCAGCCAGCCCCTGCTTCTCCTGCTGCTGCGTCTGCCCATACACCGCAGCCGCACCAGCAAGCCGCGCATTATCCATCGCGAAAAACAGGCAACCAATACCAAACGCAATGGACAGGACAGCGAGCAACCAGATAAGCATGTTCCGCCGACGCGCCGCACGATGAGACTTAGCTAGGTCTTCCTCGAGCGGGCCGAGGGAATCGTTAAACTCCATGTCGTTACTCATCGTCATCCTCCGGCCACGCCTCAGGGTCGGGTTTGATGTGGTTCTCCACCAACTGCTCGCGCCAACGGTCGCCCGCACGTGTGCGCTGATTCAGGCGTCGGGTAACACGCGACAGTTGCGCCTTCAACTCCTCGATGCGGTCCTTCAACGTCTGGATCACAGCGGCCTCCCTGCTCTCACGCTTCTTATCCGCACGGTTGATAAGCCACGCGATACCGCCACCCAGGACACCGAGGAAACCGCCGAGCGGGGCAAGCCATTGAAGATCCACACCGCTGACCCTCCTAAAACTGGACTAGAACAGCGGCCAGGTAGCCGAGAACGACGTAACCCCGGACCCCGCGTTAATGGACACGTTGCCCACAGTCGGCTCCACAGCAACATCAGACCCCTGCACCCTGTACGCGGGCTTGTAAGCGGACGGCATCACAGCGACGGCCTGATCATTACCCCAAGCCGTTGCACGCGACACCGACCCGTTCACGATCACCCAACCGTTCTTCACCGCGTACTTGATCCCCGCCCAACCCGTCGTGTTGTTCGGCGTGAACCCCTGCACCGTGGCAAGGTTCGTCCAAGGAACATCCGGGTACGTTGACGTGTCAGCGACCTTCACCCACTCCGGGGTGTCGTTCGCACCAGACCGGCGAATCCAGTCCACACCGTTGATCCAGATACGCGTGCCCGTCTGACCAAGGAAAGACCGCACCAGATCATGCGCGGCTACGAGCCCGCCACCATCACCAGCCCACGTCCGCAAATCAATGAACCCCGTAGGCTGCGTCTGCCCCGCCGTGACCTGCACAAGGGCGAGCGGCTGATCATCAATGTTCCCCGGACCCAGCAAACGCCCGCCAGGAACAACAGCCGTCGCCCCACCATTTACCTTCACAAACTTCGACACACCCGCCGTCGGGGTCCAATCACGCCGGCACGCAATCAGATCCCACCGCGAACCCGTAGCAATCGTGTCCAACTGGATAGTCTCGTTCTCATACGTCTTATCCGTCACACCATTACCAAAACCCATACCCGCCGCGATAGACACCGTACGGTCAGCCCCAGCAACAGCCGTGACCTTCCAGTGCCCCGGCGACCGAACACCATACGTCGCCAAGCCGATGCTGGGGTGAGCGTCCGCCCACGCCCCTTCGGTATAAGGGTTCGTGCTCGTCGTGTCATACCCGTTACTAATAAACTCAACAGCCATCTAGCGGCGCTCCTGATCTCGTTTGCTGCGGGACAGTGCCGCGACCTGTTGGCGCAACGTCTGGTCCGGCTGATTGACGATCTCCCCGACCTGCGGTTCAACCTTTGCGTGAGTGGGGGACACCCATGAGAGGGTGCATTCCCGTAGAACTTCTGTGACAGTGACCCCGTTGCCGAGGTTGATGGGGATGCGGTCGCCCACCCTGAACCCGCCCGGCCCGTACTGGAAGATGCTTGAGTCCGCGAGCTGCAAATCAACGCCGCTCTTAGGCCCGTTCTCGGCTAGCGCTTCCTGCCCGCGGGCGTCCATGATGACCGTCGCGACAGCGCCAGTTTCGGCGTCGTCCTTCGCGTCCCTCGCGTCCTGAAACACTTCGGCGCGCATCGCGTACTGGGTTTCACGGGCAGGGTCCGTGAGGGTTCGGAACATCCGCTCAACACCCTCACCCGGCCCGCCCGTGACAGCTCGCGAGGCTTTAGGGCGGGTCCTTGTCCACCGTGCGCTCTTCAACGTCCTGCCCGCGACGGACAGGCTACGCGGGTGCGTAACGGGTTCGCGGACATCCAACACAAGGTTGGTGCCCTGCTGCTGTACCGTGACGCTCAGGCCCGCCTCAGTGACCGCAGGGAACAACTGGTCAGCGAGAGGGTGCATACGAAACGCAACACCCTCCGGGATCACAGCCCCACGGTTCAGGTTCGGCGCCACAGTCAGCCCAGGAATGCCCAGCCTGTTCACGCCGTTCTCCGTCACAACCGTTTTGACGATGGTTTCCGCGTTACCCGTGTACGTCTTGTACTCGCGCCACCCCTGGTCACTGATCGCCGCGGACGGTGCCGGCCACCCAAGGATCTCCCGCAACACCCGCGAGTCATCCTCAACAGCCACCGTCAAGTAGCCGGCGACGCCATCCGTTTCGCCCTCCCACTCCGTCACCGGCCCGGAAATGAGATGCTCACCCTTGAACTCCACCTTCAGCCGCGCATCATCAGCCATAAGCTCATCAATGCGCGGGTGGTCAAGGGGGACGGTCAGCCAAAGAGTGGAGACCATGTTGTCGCGGATCGTCGCCCGCAACTCCGTAGGGTTACCAATCTGGCAGCGGAACTCGCGGGCACCGTTATAGACACCGATACGGAAGACGGCCATCACCAAGCCGCCTTCCAGAGCGTGGGCAGGAAGACCTCGATCTTGCCCGTGCCCGTCATCGCCAAAGTCAGCGGAACGCCCTCACCATCAGGGACAGCAGCGAAGTCCGCCTCACCAAGCTGGGCCGTCTTATCTACCGGGTTGATCAGATGAACCCCGGCGACACGTTCCGCCGGCTTCAACACCGCACCCTCAGCCGTCACGTCGTACAAGGTCGCGCCGATAATGTCCGGGTCTGACTCGATCACCAAGCACTGACCAGCAAGGATAGCGAACGGGATGTCAACAACCTGCCCGTCAACCCCGACAGTCGCGGAACCCACCTCACCATCGATGTACCAGCGCGGGTACGACTCGACATCGCCGGGATTATCCAGCGTCGCACTCGCCAACTTGTGACCTGATGCGAGGTTCACAATCTGCGGGCCAGTCGGATCAAAGAACGGCAACGGGGTATCCGCAGCCCACGAACGCGTAACCGGATCACCCACCCAATAAGGCTGCTCAGCCACAAGGTACAAACCGTAATGAGCCCACCCAATCAGCGACGGGATCGTGTCGAACGCCTGCCCGCCCTCATTATCAAAATGCAGCGTCAGTGAACGTGTCTCACCCGAAGGCTGCGTAACCGTCCACACGCCCGGCCGGTCAGGGTCCAACGTCCGCCGAAACGCACGGTCACGCGCCACCCAATCTAGGGACCCGTCACCATGGAAAATCTTGATCGGCCAAAACACTTCACGCTCAGACGTGACAGACCCGCGATGCCGAGAACCAGCACGCGCCGGGGACGAATCCACGACACGGCTGGTCGGCGGCAACGTCAGCCCACGAGTCCCAGCTAGCAGGACCGCCCCGGATTTCGGGTCACTAATAGCCCACTCCGAACCATCCCAGCCACGCCAAAACATCGACATACCCAGCCAGTTAGGCGCCGGAGTGGGCGGCGGGGTCCAAGGCATCCCGTAAACAATGTTCGCCACAGCGCTCCCTCAGTATTTAGTTTCCGAACGCCTTATCCAGATCACGCCGGCGGGTCTCCGCCTGACGTGCAATGTCCTTGGCGTACTCGTAAGCGAGCCCCGGCTTAGCGTCGATCTGGTAGGTGGTGTTCTGCACGACACCGGCCGCGGCAGATCCGCCGTAGTAGCCGAGCTGCTGCGCGGAATACTCGCGCCCACCGTTCGCGTAACCCGGCAATTTCGGGAACGTCCCAGCGTTGATAGCCGACAGCTCCCGGTTGTACCTGTCGCTTGAGCCGCGGTTGATGATCCACTCACCAGCATCCACACGAGCCAAAGGGACGCCCGCAGAACTGATACCCAGGAACCCGTCACGCCGGTCAGTGCCCGGCCCCGTCATAGGCAACTGCCCACCGAACGCAAAGCCCGGAAGACGCCCGCCAGTAGCGCGCCCACGAGGGTCCAGCGCAGTCATTGACGGATCATCAGCCGAACCGCCGCCAAGAACCTGCGTCTCAATCCGGCGGATCGTATGCTCGATAGTCGTTACAGTCGTCGTGACCTGCTTGCCATCGAGCGCATCGGCCCGGCCCTTGATAGCGTCCAGCTTCGCGGATGCCTGGTCATTGACCCACGAATCAATCGGGGTTTCTTTGGGGATACCCAACGCCTTGCGAGCCAGAGTGTCCGCCTCGTCGCCCGTGATACCGAACTGCCCGGCAGCCCTAACAAGGTCGTCATAGCTACCACGAAGAGCGCCCTGCAAGCTCTGTAGCGCCGCGTCGGAACCCTGAGTAGCTAGGGTTTCCGTTGCCGTAGCCGTCGCCGCAGCCATAGCGGCCGACGCCAACCCGTTGAAAGCAGACTGGTTAGCCCGGCCCTGCTCCGTGTTGATGTCGAGCGTCGTCCCGTTTTTCGTGATCGAGTCCGTAACCGCATCAATAGCAGCCTGATACGCGATAGCAGCGTTAGACGACGAGAGGGACAGAAGCCCTGCGTTGAACAGCGCCGTAGTGAACGCCTCAATATCGGACACTGAGCCGTCAGCCGCGAGGCCAACGTCCTCAAGCGCCTTCTGGACTTCCTCGGCCTTTACAGCAGCATCCTCAGCCGCAGTGCCAGCGCCATCGAGGGAGGCCTTGACCTTGTCGCCGCCAGCAGCCGCCGTTATCTGACTAGCTTCTGCATCCTTCAGCGCGTCAGCATACTCGGGGAACTTCTTCTTCAGATCCTCAATCGAAACGCCCTGATTCTCGGCGGCCGTCTTGATCTGCTCGAAGTTTTTAGCGGCACCCTCAGCGTTGCCAGAGCTGACCATCTCGGCGAGCCCTGTGTCCAGTCGGTCGAAGGACTCCGCCAGCATATGCGTCGACCCCTTGAGAGGCGTGAACGTGCTAACAAGCCCTTCGCCCCAGTCATTGAACGCCTGCCCCGCGTCCTTATTGAACGTCCGGTTGATCGCAGACTCAAGGTCGGTGACCGTGTTGATCAGGTCGCCGCCGTCACGGTCCTGGAATAGGGAGTCAAGGCCGGCAGCGGCGTCAGGGGAGTCCGCAGCTACGCGAGCTAAAGCCTTAGCGACCTTGCCCATGCCCGTGTCAATGTCGTCCATGTAGTCAGCTTCGGCAAGCTTGCCAGCAATGACAGCCACAGACCCGAGGGCCATAGCCGCGCCCGCACCCTTACCCACACCCTCAAGTGCGGTGCGTGCCTTACTGCCAGCAGGCGCGAGCTTATCGAACGCCTGCACCGCATCAAGCACCTTGGGCGTCAGGTTTAGGAAAGCACCCGCACCCAACGCCGCGATACCAACAACGCCAGCGATAGCCGCGCCAGTAGACAGCACAGGGCCGGGGATATTGCCGATAGCATCGACGGCGTCCTCGGCACCTTGAGCCAGCCCGCGGAGGAAGTCGTTAGCCCCGGACCCGGACTTGAGGAAGACCGAGTCCATGGACCCGCCCAGCTTCTCAATGTCGCCGGCCAGGTTGTCCTGCATGGTCGCCGCAGTCTCAGCCGCATAACCGGCATCATTGACCGCGTTCTCCCACTTCTGAATACCCTCAGCGCCCTGGTCATACAGGACCGAAGCGGCACGGACAGCATCAGACCCGAAGATCGTCTCCATAGTGGAGATGCGCTGCTCGTCCGTCAGCCCAGACATGGCCTCTTGAAGGACGCCCGCATACTCAGACAGGCCAATGAACTCGCCGTTAGCGTCAAACGCGCTGATCCCGAGTTCTTTCATAGCCTTAGCGGCTTCTTTGGAGTTCGGGGTGATCGCCGCGAGCATCGTCTTGAACGACGTACCAGCATCAGAACCAGTCAGGCCAGCCGATGCGAAAGCGGCGAGACCGCCCGTAGTTTCCTCAATGGAAAGGCCGGTCTGATCAGCAACAAGGCCAACCTGATTCAGCGCCTCGCCCATGTCATGCACGGAACCCTGCGCCTTGCCAGCACCAGCCGCCAGCAAGTCAGCGATGTGCGGGACCTTATCGCCGGACAGCCCGAACTGGGTAAGGGCCGAGGCGGCGATTTCAGCAGCTTCACCAACACTCAGGGCACCCGCCGCCGCAAGGTCCAAGGAACCCTTCAGGCCACCACCGAGAATGTCCTTAGTGGACACGCCAGCCTTAGCCAGTTCCTCAATACCCTGCGCAGCTTCCTGAGCCGAGAACGCCGTATCAGCACCAGCCGAAATAGCGGCCTCACGCAGGAGATCCATGTTCCCGGCAGTCTCATGCGTTGCTGCCTTGACACTGGACATCTGCTTGTCAAAGTCAGCGAACGACTTGACCGCGAGACCGACACCGCCAACCATGAGCGCACCAGCGCCGGCAACAACAGCGCCAGTCTGCTCCCACGCATCACGGTTATTCGTAGCCGACTGAACCAGTTTGCCAAGATGAGTGTCGGCAGCCTTGGAAGAATCCTCACTGGACTTCTTCACCTTCTCGGTAGCCGCCGCCGCCTCAGCCATTGCCGACTTAAAGCCCTGGATCTCCGCGCCGAAGATCACTTTTACGCGGCGGTCAGCCATAATTCCTCCAAGGGTTTTATAAACGGGGGAGGCATGGCAAACTAAGCCAATGACTCAAACTGGGGTAGACCACAGAAAACGCGGCATTCAGGCCATGCGAATCGGCGCGGCCATGCTCGTCTTCGGCGTAGCAATCGCGCTAGCTTTCAGCTATGGGCAGGAAGAACCAAGTGCGGTCGTCGGGCTCTCCGCAGTCGTTGCACTAGCCGGATTCATCACCGCGATTATCGGGCTGGGGAAATGGCGCGAACGTCCTGCGGGTAATGACTGACTCGTCAATCTCCACCGCATAGAACCTCTGCCCCGGCTCAGGCTTGAAACCCTTCTGACTGGTGTGTTCCTCCACCGCGGCCTGAGCGTGGCAGGTAGTGTCAGCAACCTCGTAAGCGCCCGCGTTAGCCTCGTTGCGGCACTCATGCTTAGGCCGGCCACACTCGCACATGCCCTCAACGTAGAGCGTGTAAGCGAACTCCAACAGCCGATCCTTTGACTCAGGCAAAGGCCCAAGATAAGCAGACGGCGGGCGCTGAAACCGCTCAGCAGTTTTCAGTGCCGCTAAGACTCTCCACCATCGTCCGGTGTAGAGCGCTTCGGCAAAAAATCGGCGCTCACAGCAGGGATCTCATTGGACGCCTTCTGGTAAGCGACAGCCAACTGATTGAACTGAACCTCGCCCACCTTCCCGGCAAGCCGCTTCAACTGCTCAGGCGTAACCCTTGGGCTCGTGATCGCATCAGCCAAGACAACGTAACCGAGCTCACCACGCTCCACAGCATCTTTGTTCGCCTTGACGAGTTCCGCCTTCTGCGCCTCATCCCGGCCCTGAACACGGAACGTCAGCGCTGAATCGTGGAACTGCTTAGCGAGCTTCGCGTACTCTGACCGGAGCTTACCGACGCCGCCGCCCATGCTCGGGCCGTCCACATCCTCAGTCTCGTCCGCGTTCTCGATCTGCTCAGCCAGCCGGTCAAGGTCAGCGATCAGGCCCGCCTTCTGATACACGGTAACCGCCCGCTCAGGACGCTCCGCACCTTCAAGCCAGGCATCAAAATCAAAATCTTGGGGTGTAGTCAATGGTTAGGCTCCATTTCTAAGGGGTAGGCTCTGGAATGTGTGGGGATGGCAGCGCGGAGCCTAATCACGCGCCGCCATCCGGTCTCACTAGACGCCGGCTGCAACCTCAATGAAGGGGTAACCGCGCTGAACCTCTGCCGGGACACGGTACTTAATGAAGCCCGTGCCGTCCGTGCGCTGCGGGGTGTCCGTGATGAACTCCGCGCCGAGGTAGATCTCATCCGCTGCGGCCCAATCAGCCGTCGCGTCCTTGTCAGTCTGCCGTGCGTAACCGTAAAGGGTGGTGCCCTTTTCCTTCAGCGCAGCCCAACCGGTTTCGCCAGCCTCGTCAAAGCCGCCGGCCGTAGCAAACTTCCGCCAGAGAGTAAGACCCGCGGAGTAGTTCGAGGCGCCGATAGCGTTGGCGTTGCCCTCATCACAGAGCGCCTTCTCAGCGATCCTGTCAGAGTCCGTAGCGCCGAACGTGAAGTCCGAAGAGAGGATGTCGCAGGACAGGTCAATGCCCGCGTTCAACTCGGTAGCCGTAGGGGCTGCCGGGTTAGCAGGGGCGGTAGTCAGGATAGTGAACTTAGTTTTGCCATCGGCAAGAACGCGAGCCATTTAGGCCTCCTTCGTGCCGGCGGCGCCGGCTTTAGTGGTTTCGGCTTTCGCCGCTTCCCTTGCCTTCTGGCTGGGAGTCTTAGTTAGGTCGTTGAACGGCGCGTCCTTGCGGTCCAGCCACGCGGCGGGGACCACTTGCTTAGCGCCGGTCGTCTTCGAGTAAGCATCAATGAACTCAGTCACGAGGGTTCCTTTCGGAGTTTGCTGGCAACGAGTAGGAACTCGTCAACCGCGTACATGGGGTGCGCGCCGGACGCGGCAATGGTCACGTCCCGGTCGGTTTGAACATCCATGAGGGAGGACTGGCGCATCCGTGAAGTGATCCATCCGGACACGTACGGGGCGGCACGGTTCAGCGCCGGCCGAACCTTGGAAGCAACGTGCGCGACAGATGCGAGAGTCAGCCCCACATAGGTCACACGGAACGGAATCCGCACCTCATCGGGCACATCAGCCAGGGCTTCGGAGGTCTCGTCACCGAGCGAACCCCACAACACCGCATAAGGGTAGGTAGGGGAGTTAGGTACGGACCCAACGTAGACCTTCACCGACGACGGGAACAGGCCCGCAACAGCACTATAAAAGTCCCCCACATGCCCATCAGGGACAGTCGCGTAAGAGATATTCACAGCAGCCCCTCAGTCGCCCGGAAAGCGAACTCATAAAAGTTCGGGGCCTCTTCCAACATGGCGTCCTCAGGGTTGCGGACAGTCCCACCACCAGGGCGCGACGTACCAAAATACGCGATACCAGCCAGGGAAGCGGAACCGCCACCACTAGGACCGATCTCAGCCTCAACAACCCCGTCACCACCGAATGAATGTTCCTTGATGTCGTAGTTGATCGTCCGTGCCAACTGCTTGAAGTGCCGGGATGAACGTGCGTCCTTCGCCATGATCTTCTTCGTGTTCACCGCAGACTTAGCAACAACGCCGCGGATCTTCGGGACCATCGCCGCCGGGATCTTACGGAAGTCACGGGCTAGTGCGTCCAGATCGCTAGTGTCGGAACTCATACGATCTCCTTCACCGGGAGCCGGGCAGCAGTATCGAACGAGTCAGGCGTGAACCCCTCAACCCGGTAGACCTTGCCCACAGTGAACGAGTTCAACAGCGAGCCGGTAATCTCCACCTCATACCCATCAAGCACCTCGGCAGCGTTCGCCGGGATATGAACCTCACGCGAAACAACCGTGAACGACGCCTCACCAGCCTCCGCAGACTGAATAGCCGCCGCCTTAGACTGCACCTTGCAAGGTCCCTCATAGACCGTCGTTTTAGACCGTGTGACATTGCCCGTGTGATAGTCCGTGACAGTCTCACCCAGCGCCGTTATCCGGCACTCATCAACCATCAGTGACTCAGCAGCCCGCCTGCCCTCCAAAAGGGCGTCCACGGCGCTCACGTCGTGGTCACCCATACGTCAGGCGGGTAAGAGCCCGGCGCCCCATAAGGCGAGATCGTGAAAGCGTCACCAGTCGAACCCGGCAACAACTTTGACCACTCATCATCCGACAACTCAGGACCACCACCAGGCGTGCCCTGAATCCACGGCTGCTCCGTAGTCGAGTAGTCGTCAATCGCAACCGTCCGCGACTTGAGCCCCTTCGGGTTATCAAGGTGCCGGATAATCGCATTCGCAACAACACGGATAATCGTCGGGATAGTCGGCCGGCCCAGAACGATTAGCGCCTCAAGAGTGGGGATCCGCTCAAAGATCTCCCCCTCAAGATCATCAATCCACGCCGTAACCTGCCCGGACTCGGCAGGGGTCAGTGTGCGGCCGTAACGAACCTCAACATCAGAAACTTCGGCATATGTCATGGCCGCACACCTTCCTTACTTCTCTTCGCGCTTAGCGCTGGCCCGCGACGCAGCCTTGGGCTTCTCAGCCGTCCAACCAGCCGCCGTGTAACGCTCCACAAGCTCATCCGGCACGTCAATGACGGCGGTAGAACTCGGGGAAGTCAGACGAGCCACCGGCTACGCCTGGGTTGCGTTGGTGAGCTGGGCGAAGTGCGCGATGTCGCGGACACGGAAACCGACCTCGAACTCAACCCGCACAGCAAACATGTTGCGCTGCCACAGGTTGAGCTGGGTGCCGCCGTCGTTGATGGTCGCCTGATCCGAGATGCTGAGCTGGATCTCTTCAACAACGCCGTAGTGAGCGGAAGTCCAGTCACCGGCGAAACCCAGACGTGCGGCCGTACCAGCGCCGGCACCGTCAATGTCAGCGGAGTAGACGCCCTTGGTGATCGCGGTAGGTGCGCCCAGCAGGGACGGGACAGCGTCAGAACCGACACCGGCAGTGAACAGCGGACGCCCCGTGGTGTCAGTGGCACCCAGCAGAAGGCCGCGAGCCTGCGGAGACAGAGCCCAACCATTCAGCAGCCCGCCACCCGTGGAGACAGCCTGATCTGCGGCAACGAGACCGGCGTACGTGTCGCCCGCGATACCAACCTGAGTGGCACCACCGAGGGTGTCAAAGTTGGAACCCGGAGCGCCGGCAGCGAGACCGAAAACGGTCTGATCGAACTTGCGGGCAAGAGCCTGGGGCAGCTTCCGCACAACCTCGTTGTACAGGGCAGCCTTGTCGCGCTTGAACTGATTCGAGAACGGAACAATGACGGCCGCGGTGTACGGGGTCATCATCTTGTTGTCGAACGTCGGGCGGGAAACCGGCTTCTCGTCGGTCTCATTCACCCAGTCAGCCTCGGGCTCACCCGTGATGATCGGAACGGAAATGCCGGAACCCGGCAGGTCCACCTTCTGCGCGAGCTGCATCACGGCGGATGCGTACTCAGCGGCAGACCAGATCTCGGAAGACTGCTCAGGAGTGAGGACAATGCCCCCGGTAGTGCGGTTGACATCAATGCCAGCCATGGTGATCCCCTTTCAGAGGAAGAAGTGTGGTTAGAAGTCAGCCAATTGCGCGGCGAACTGGTCCGCCGTTGACTGTGTAGTGTCGGCGCCCTGCGGTCCTTGGGACAGGTCAGGCTTCGGGGTCGTCTTTCCCGGCACGATGTCAGCAACAAAAGAGGCCGCGTCCGCACGCAATTCCTCTTCCGTGGCACCCTGAAGGCGCCCGATATGCTTTGCCGGCACTCCCGTTTCGAGGGCCACCCGGTAGCGGAGTACGTCGGCGGCAGCCTTTTCGGCTTCCGTGCGTGCGTCCTCGGCTGAGGTGGTGACCTCCGCGAGTGCCTGCTGATGCGTTGTTTCAAGGGTGCCGATCTGGGTTTCCAGTTCGGTTACCTTGCTTTCAGCGGCTTCGGCACGCTTCTCAGCGGCCTTACGTGCTGCACGCTCAGCGTCAAGTGCTTTCTTCCCGCCGTCACCAAGCGCCGCAGGGTCGCCCTGCTGTACCGGTTCTGTCGAGTCGTTAGGGTCAGACATGTTGGTTCCTCCATCGCGGATAGAAAAACCCCCGAGGCATCGCGCATAGGGGGAGAATGTGGGGGCTATACAACCCAGCCGTAGAGCTTCAGGAGCCGCTTAGCGTCGTCCTGGTCCTTGGCAATCTGGTAAATCGATTCCGGCATGAGTCGCGGGGACTTCAGCCTGTAGTATTTGGAGCCGTCACGGAAAACGGACTGCTCTTTGATGTACTGCGCCTGGGACATCTGCCAGTAAGCGTGACCGCGGCGCGTCGTCCCCTCACGGGTGTACTTGATCGCCTGCCCGTGGATCTGCCCCGGCCGCACAGCGCCCGCCTTACGGTAGGCGTTGATTAACTGGTTCATGTCAGCGCCGTCACGGAACGCCTGCCCGTTAGCTTTGGACCCGAGAACCTTGTCCTGCTCGGCCTCACTCAGGCTATCCAGGTATGCTTTCGGGTCCGTCGTCGCGTCATCGCTCGTATCCTCCGTGGAAGGCACGTTGCGGCAGTCACAGCCAGGATGACGGTTGAACGCCTCAGACTGGCGGAACGTCTTACCCGCCAAGATCACGCAACGCCCGCACGACGGCGGGACAAGCATCCGCGTCCACGTCTTCACACGATGAGCCCCGCCAGCGACCTTCTCAGCCGCCCGGCCCGTGTCAGAGAGTAGCGTCCCGGCAGAAACGGTCAGGTGCCGCCCGCCCTGCGCCAGCGCCGAACCAACGTCCAGCCCTTGTGCGATAGCCATTTTCGCCTGAATCACGGACCCATAAGCCAGTGACGCGACCGGCAAGCCATCGCCAGCGACACCAACAAACCGGGAACCCGCAGACTCGTACGCGGGCTCAGGAGCCGAGTCGCCAAGGACTGCCGGGACATAGCCCAACGCACCCTCAGCGACCCGCTCCTGAGACGTAAATAGCACCCGCAACAGTTGAGGCTCAATCCGCGCATACGAAGCGTCAAAATCAGGCCCAACACGCCGCCAAAGACGAGACACAGCAGCGAGTGCCGCGCCAATCTCAGAACGCTGCTCAGACGAGTAGGCTAGTGCCGCTTCCGGAACCGTCTGTAACGCCATCAGCAGCATCCTTAGCGTCTAGCCGTGCAAGGTACGGGTCCTGGGACTGCTTAGCGAAATACTCGCGCTCACGGTCCTTACGCGCCTCGGACCAATCCAGCTCATCCCAGACGCCCTCGCGGGACAGGATGCCGTTACCATTGCCGTACAGCTTGGAAAGGTAATCGCCGGTCTGCGATTTCGTGGGCGTGCCGGCGTCATACCACTCGGTACTGATCCGGTTACCGTCAGGCCACTCGTTCGTGCGGAACCGCTCATACAAGGCCATAACCCAGCCCCAGCCGTCACCAAAGTTGGCTTGTTTCCGCTCAGCATTCAGAATCAGCCGGGACTCATCAGCCCGGATAGCACCCTCAGCCGCCGGATTCACCGAAGTCTGACCGAAATAACGGGTAGGTAGGCCCGTAATGGACGACGCAAGCTGCCCGTAATGGTTCACAGTGTCGTGGAAATTCTTCAGATCCGAGGCCGTGAACTGCCCGACCTTCGCGTCTTTGTTCGCGTTCGCCCAAATAGCGGAGAAATACGCCTGCCACGCCGGGATCGGCTGCCCATCCTTGTCCACAAAATCGCCCTTAGACATGCCAAGGACATATTTTTGCGGGACAGAATGGGTTTCGGCCGCGATCTGCAAGTTAGTCAAAGACCTCGCCGCAGCATCAACCAGGGGAATGACGTCCTGCATCTCAGAAACGCCGGTCCACTTACCAACGCGCCGGCGGTTCAGGAACATCACGATAGGCACACGCCCGAGGCGGTGGTCGTCGCGGTCCTGCACCAGCCACTTGCCGTTACTCTGACGCTCAAGCCATTGCGTAGAATCCGGCAGATACAGCGTCGCCATATTAGGGCGCAAATCGCCGGGGTCTTGACCGTACATCCGCAAAGCAGCGTTGATGCGGCGGTGCCGCTTATCAATGCTCACCGAAATTTCACGCGGAGACTCAACAGTGATCAGTGGGTGCTCAGGATCTTCCTCATTCGCGCCCACAGTAACGAACCCGCGCCCAAGAATCATCGTCTCCTGATGATGAATCACAGACTCAGAATCAAGGTTGTTCGCGTCCCAACCCTCACGCAAAGCCGCAGAAGCCTTTTCCTCACCAGGGAGGAAAAAGCGGCGCATCTTCAACCGGTCCCCAACGGAATCAACCGTCACACGCGACCAGTTAACCATCGTCTCAAACCGTCGCAACTCAGGCGGAACAGCCAACCCGATATGCTCCAGACGCTGCGAACCCTCGTAATAGCGGTCATTCTTCAGATCGTCGCGCTGGTTAGCCGTGGCCTGGGTTGCCAATGCAGAAACAAGATTGGTCTCTTCAAGGCTCAATGCCACGGCGCACCGCCTTTCCTAGAAAGCAAACATTCGGTTATCAACTTCAGTGGTCTCGAAATCCTCGGCCACCAACGCATCGGACCACGCCTCATAACAAAGAATGGACGACATTGCTTGGTCAATTTTTTGGTTCTCGTTCGGCTTACCGAGGATGTACCGCTGCCCCGTGCGAGCCCGCACAATGGCATTCAGCACATGAATCTTGGTTGTCGGGCACCCGTCATGACGGAACACCGACTCATCACCATTCACAGCCTGCTTGAACGACTCAAGAACCGGATGCACCTTGGAAACGCTTGAAGTCTCCCAAGCGAACACTGTTGGCCGGCCATCATCCGCCTTGTACTGCGCCTGCCACTGCTTCAACTCCAGTCGCCACGAGTCATCCTCAACAACCTCCATAGCGTCAGCCTCAGCAGAGACGCCGCGAGCCGAACCGGCGGGGTCAAAGTATGCACGGACCACATTGAATCGCTCCTGCAACTCATCGAACGCCGCACGAACCTCACCACGCGGAATCAGCAACGAATTATCGTTCGGACGCCAAATAGTCGGAACCTTATGAGGCCCGTAAGTCGGCGTGAACTGGTAACCATCCGCAGTCATCGCACGGAAGCCCGTCCAGTCGTTATTGTTCGACAGGTCGCCGGCAACAACAATCGCAGTACCGTCCGGAACTTCCCGCGGCGCTGCCTTGCCATCCCAAGGAAGTTCCTTCAGCCAAGCACCAGCACCCTGAACACGACGGTTCCCGTAGAAACGCTCAGTCTCGGCAGGATCCCGGCGCATCGCGGCCTCAATGTCAGACTCAAGACCCGGCAGATTCATAAGCACCCACGGAGCATCCGAATAGTTGAACTTGAGGATCTTCTTCCGATCCGCCTTGACCGTCCACTTCAGATACTTAGGCGGCTCAATATGCTGGACATACACCGTTTTATCGGCGGGATTCTCCAGGATGTCCTTCACAACATTGTCTGTTGCGGGGTCGTCCGGGTTCGTCATGATCACGCCGCGCCCGCCCATAGCCGTAAGGCCGCGGGACTGGGTGCGGTACACGTTCCACATACCCTCGGTGTCGTACAGCCCACCCTCATCCCACAGGACATAAGTAACACGCTGACCAAGGCGGCTCTTAGCCTTCGCCGTAACCGGCACAATCTGGCACTGCTTACCACCCGGCAAGCGAATAACCTCTTCGCCCGTCCTAGTGATCTGCTCAGACAGCGGGCCGAAGTCAATCATCGGCCGCAGCGAGTCAAACGTATTGGCCGTCTGCGCCTCAGAGTTAGCCGTGATCTGGATCAACGGAGAAGCCCACTTACGGGCCATCGGCTCGCCCACCTCGTAGGTATAGACCCAGCCGCACCCGCAGCCCTGCTCACTGCAATCCCACACCTCGCCGCCGCGGGCAAAACCCGCAAACAGCGCCGGCCCCACAGCCTCAACACAAATCAGGGCAGCCGCCAAAGGTGACTTGCCCTTCTTCTGCGCATCAACCAGCACCGAGAGGCGATGCACAAACGCCGCAGACTTCACATCCGGATCAGCGTCCGCACGGACAGCATAATGGTTGCCAATAAAGCAGAGTTGATAATCCCGCAAACTAAACGGCGGCTTATTGCCCTCTAGGTCAAAATCGCCATCAGGGACAACACAATGCCGCTCAATCCACTCCGGAACAATGTCCAACGTCGGGCCAGACCACCAACGCAAGGCCTCAGACGCATTACGCGGCTCACGTTTCATCACCTACGGCCTTCAATCTGCGCTCACGCGCTGACATTCGAGCGCCGGAAACCTCAGCCTTAGACGGCTTCTCGCGGCGGGCTCCAACCTCGTCACGGGCAATCTGCCACCCATTCAGCCGCAAGCCCGCAGGCGTCAAGCCGATCTGCTCCCGATACCTATGGAGCTGCCCAACAAGGGCGGCGTTAGACCCAGGATCAAGCTCCACCGTGACCTTCAGCCGGCAATACTCAGCCACAATCGGCCAGCGCCACGACTCGACAGCCCACGCAGCGCCCTGCGGTGAACGCCAAGCCTCAGACCACACCACACCCTCCCGGCTATGGAAGTCAGCAGATGCGTCCTGGTCAGCTTCGCGCACCTTCGCGCCATCCTCGAAATGCTCCGCAAACAGAACAATCGGATCAAGCGGGAAGTCAGGAATCTTGCCCTTATAACCCTCAGAAGGAAGGGCCTGAAAGTTCAACCCACGAGCCGCAGAACGCCCAGAATCAGGATCCGGGGCAGGGCCAGAACGAGCACGAGCACCACCAGCAACCATCGCGGATC